CGGCCTTGGCGGCGTCGGCCTTGCAGCCCTTGCACCAGGTGACCCGCTCGGCCTTGGTGCCGGCGGTGTCGGCCTGCCGCGCGTTGGCGGCCTCGTGCGTGGTGCCGTGGGCATAGCAGAGGGTGAGCCACGCGGCGCCCTCGCTGCCGGTGTTCTTGCAGAGGCCGAAGGTGGCCTTCGGCCAGAGCAGCTCGTACCCGGCGGGGACCTTGGCGATCACGTCGGCGGGGACGGCCTTGATCCGGTCCTGGCGGCCGGCGGGGACTGCCCGCGTGGCGGGGACCTTCGCGGCCTTCGGCGCGGGCGCAGCGTCGAGCGCAGCGGCCCACGCCTTGGCGACGGTGAGCTTGCCGTCCCCCAGCGCCGACTCGGTGTAGGCATCGACGGCGGCCTTGCGGACGGACGCCTGCGCGCCCTTGGTGAGCGCGGCGAACTTGGCGCGGCCGGCGGCGTTGCCCGGCTCCTGGCCGACGGCGACGACGGCACCCTTGCGGGCTGCGGTCGCGGTCACCTTCTTGGCCTTGGCGTCACCGTTGGCCCGGTCCTGCCGGGGGTCGCCGGTCGCGGTGCCCTGGGCGGCCTTGCCGCCGAGGACGATGCCCTCGGTCTGCTCGGTGCCCTCGGCGGTGGCGACGGTGCCCTCGGCGGTGGTGGCCTCGGTGACGGTGTTCTCGGTCATGGCGTGGTTCCTTCCCTAGCGGTGTGCTGCGGGCTGCGCGTTCTTGCCCAGCCAGTGGGCATAACACAGCAATCCGGCGGGAAATTCCCAGGTCCAGCAGAGTTTCCGAACATACCTTCAGACCTCCTCACCTATGCGCGTGGCGCTGCTGATCCTACGGCGGCGGCACGGTAGTCTGCTCGGACTGGCCTCGTGCTGCGCTCAGGGTTCGGGTGGTTCCTTCCCGGCGCGGCGCGGGGCCAGCCGCGTGTAGCGAATCGCTACACGCCGCCGTGCGATCATCGGGGAATGGCCGCGCGGGTAGACCGCCGCCGGTTCCCGCCCTGCGGGCGGATCTTCGACGGCGTGCTGTGCAGGCGGCGCGGCGAGCATCTGTGTGAGCCGCGCGCCGCCCACGTGACCGCGTTCTTCGGTGAGCTGCTCGTCCACACCAAGGGCGACTGGGCGCGGAGGCCGTTCGTGCTCGCGGACTGGGAGCGCGATGAGGTCATAGTCCCGCTGTTCGGCACCGTCGAGTACGCGCCGGAATGGGGCCGCTACGTGCGGCGCTACCGCGAGCTGTACCTGTCCACCGGCCGCAAGAACGGCAAGACCGAGCTGATCGCGGGCATGACCCTGTACCTGCTGATCGCCGACGGCGAGGACTCGGCCGAGCTGTACGGGCTCGCCCTCGACCGCGACCAGGCCGGGCTCGCCTACCGGGCCGCGAAGCGGATGGTCGAGCTGTCACCGCTGCTGGCCCGCCGGCTCCGGTGCTTCCCCGGCGCGCAGCGCATCATCGACGCGCGGACCAACTCGTTCTTCGCCGTGGCGGCCGGGGACGCGGCCGGGAACCTGGGCGAGAACCCGAGCGGCGCCTACATTGACGAGCTGCTGAGCCAGCCGAACCGCGAGCTGTACGACGCGCTCCGCACCGGCTTCGGGTCGCGGGCGCAGCCGCTCATGATCCTAGCGACCACCGCCGACAATGACCCCGGCGGCTTCGCCGCCCAGGAGCGGGCCTGGTCCGAGCGGGTGACCGAGGAGCCCGAGCTGGATCACTCCCGCCTCGTGGTGCTCCACGCCGTCCCCAAGGACGCGGACTGGACTGACGAGGCGACCTGGAAGCTGGCGAACCCGGCGCTCGATGACTACCTGGACCGCCGCATCCTGCGGGCCGAGTGCGCCAAGGCTGTCGCCAACCCCGCGTCCGAGAGGTCATTCCGCCAGTTCCGGCTCAACCAGCAGCAGCAGCAGTCGGGCCGCGCCGTGGACCTCGGCCGCTGGGATGAGGGCGGCGGCGCGCTGCCCGACCTCGCGGGCCGGGAGTGCTACGCGGGCCTGGACCTGGCGTCCACCATCGACCTCGCCAGCTACGCGCTCGACTTCCCCGACGGGGCCGGCGGCCATGACGTGCTCTGGCGGGTCTTCGCCCCCGAGGACGCCGTTCCGCAGCTCGACCGGCGCACGGGCGGCGGCGCGTCGGCGTGGGCCGCGGCGGGGCTGCTCACCCTGACGGAAGGGAACGTGATCGACTACGAGGCGATCAAGGAGGCGCTGCGCGAGGACGCCGAGGTCTATGACCTCCGCGAAGTCGCCTTCGACCGCTGGGGCGCGACCCAGCTCTCGACCGAGCTGATTGACGAGGGATTCCCGCTCGTGCAGATGGGCCAGGGCTATGCCTCGATGAGCGGGCCGACCAAGGAGTTTCTGCGCCTCGTCGCCGCCTGTTCCTACCGCCACGGCGCTAACCCGCTGATCCGCTGGCAGGCGGCCAACCTGATCATCCGCACCGACCCCGCCGGGAACGTCAAGCCCGACAAACAGCGCTCGGGCGACAAGATCGACTCGATCGTGGGCGGGATCATGGCCCTGGACCGGGCGCTGCGCCACGCCGGGCCTGCGGAGGACGACTACGCCGCCGCCGGATTCTAGGCGGGCGCGGAAGTATGTTCCACGGCAGCAATCGGTGCATGATGGGACCGTGACCGTAGCCACGACCACGACCGGCGTCACGCTCGACCGCGACACCCTGGAGGCGCTGCGCCGCGCGGGCGGGGCCAAGCTCGACGTTCAGGTGCTTCGCGGCGCGATCTTCCAGCGCTACTACGATTCCGAGTTCGAGATTCTGGCGCTGATGGACACCGAGGAGCGGCAGACCTTCAGCAAGTACCTGGCGATAGCCGGGGCGAACTGGTGCGAGCTGGTCGTCAACAGCGTGGCCGAGCGGCTCCAGGTGACGGGCTTCGCCTTCGGGGCCGACTCGGATATGGCGTGGGAAATCTGGAAAGCGAACGCGATGAACGCCGACGCCGAGCTGGTGCAGACCGACGCGCTCGTGGTAGGCAGCGGCCTGGCCCTGGCGCAGCCCGATGACGACAACCCGACCGGCGTGTGCATCACCGCCGAGTCACCGTTCGAGGCCACGGTCCTCTACGCGCCCGGCAACCGCCGTGAGCGGATCGCGGGCTACAAGCGGTTCAGCGGCGACACCGCCGCCTACCCGTGGCCGGCCTGGCTCGGTGAGCCCGCCGTCGGCACGACTGAGGTCCTGATCCTCCCCGACTGGATCGCCACCTGGTACGCGGGAGGCCGCGAGCCCGTCATCGAGCCGAACCCGGCGGGGCTCGTGGGCCTGGTCGAGATCGTCCCGCAGCCGCGCACGAGCGGGCCGCACAGGTCCGAGCTGACCTCCGCGATCCGAATACAGGACCGGATCAACACGACCCTGTTCAACCGCCTCGTATCGACGGACTACACCGCGTTCCGGCAGATATGGGCCTCCGGGGTGAAGCTCGCCCGCAAGGTGATGACCTACACCGACGACCAGGGCGTGCAGCAGACGAGCGAGGCGTTCGTGCAGCCGTTCGATGTCGGGGCGAACCGGCTGCTCACCGCCGAGAACCCGAACGCCAAGTTCGGCTCGTTCCCCGGTGACCCGCTGGCCGGGTTCCTTCAGGCAGTCGAGCAGGACGTGGACCAGCTCGCGGCGATCACCCAGACGCCCGCGTACTACTTCCGCCCGATGGTCAACCTGTCGGCCGACGCGATCAAGGCCGCCGAGGCGGGCCTGGTCGCCAAGGTCAACCGCCGGATGCTGCACATAGGCGAGGGCTGGGAAAGCCTGATGACCGCCGCGCTCGCCATCGCCGGCCGCAGCGGCGCCACCGGGGACGTGCTCTGGAAGGACCCGGAGACGCGCAGCGTGGCGCAGCTCGTGGACGCGCTGGTCAAGATGCGGACGCTCGGGGTGCCGGTCGAGGCGCTCTGGGCGCAGTACGGCGCGACCCCGGCCGAGATCGAGCAGTGGCGGGCAATGCGTAAGGCCGAGGAGGCCGGGCCGCAGGAGGTCCCGCCGCCGAAGGCGGGCTCAACGGCCGTGCTCCAGCCGGCCCCGGCCGGGCAGTTGGCCCCGCCGCCGACCCCGGCCGGCTCGCGCGGCTCGGTGAACGCGCCGGCCCCGACCCTGCCCCTGAAGGAGTGAACCACCCATGACCACCCCGCCGCCCCCGCCGCCGCAGCCGCCAGAGCCCCCGCCGCAGCCGCCAGTCCCGCAGCAGCCCCCCGCCCCGCCGCAGTCACAGCAGCCCCCCGGCCCGCAGCAGCAGCCGGCCGGCGGCGGCGGTGACAGCCCGGCCGACCGCGCGCTGGCCGAGGAGCGCGCCCGCGTCAAGGGCCTGGAGCGCGAGCTGGCCGCGCTGCGCCAGTCGGCCATGACCGACGACGAGCGGCGGCTGGCCGAGGCCCGCGCCGAGGGCCGCACCGAGGCCCAGGCCGAGCACGCGCGGGTGCTGGCGGCCGAGATGTTCCGCACCGCCGCCGCCGGCCGGCTGGCCGACCCGGACACGACGCTGGAAGCGCTCGACCTGTCGAAGCTGCTGAAGGACGGGCAGCCCGACCGGCGGCGGATTAACGCGCTCGTGGACAAGCTCGCCGCCGCTGCGCCGGCAGCCCCGCCCGTCCCCGGCCGCATCCCGGCGGGCGCGCTCGGCGCGACCCCGACCGATGACTGGCTCGGCACCGCTATGCGGCAGCACTGACGAGGAGGCACAGGCAATGGTTACGTTCACGGTGACGGCGGCCAGCGATCCGGTGGACCGGCGGCTCGTCCGCTTCACCACGGGCAGGACAGACCAGCTCGCGTGGGACTTCGACGCGGACATGAGCGGCGGCGGGGTCCTGCTGGGCGGGTCCTCGGCGTCGTGCCGGTATCCGGCGGGCAGCAGGACCTTCACGGTGCGGGCGCTGGCGGCGAACGGCGACAGCGGCAGCGTCCGCCACACGATCGGCCCGAGGCAGGTGGATCAGGTGACCCCGGCCGGCGGCCCGGTCGCGGGCGGCACTGTCGTCCAGGTGTTCGGCGTGGGGCTGACCGGCGCGACGGGTGTGCTGTTCGGCGGGGCGGCGGGCACGGCGTTCACGGTGAATAGCGATTCGCTGATCACGGTGACCTCACCGTCGCGGCCGGCCGGGCCGGTAGACCTGACGGTGCAGCACCCGGCCGGGAACGTGATCAAGGGCGCCGCCTTCACTTACGCCTGACCGTGACCGTGGCATACTGACCGTGATGCCGGGCGGCGCGATGCCCCCGGCAGCCGGTAGCCGAATCCGGCCGCCTGCGTACTTAGGCGCGAGGCCAGGGCCGGCCCGCCAGGCGGCGCGATGCCCCGGCGGCCGGTAGCAGGGACAGCGGCGTTCCGTTCCCGCTGCCCTGGAAGGCACGCCAATGGCCACCGATTTCTCGGGGATCATCCCGATCGAATACTCCACCCAGATCATCGAGGAGGCCACCCGCGCGTCGGCGGTGCTGGCCCTCGCCAACAAGCTCCCGATGGGCACGAAGATCGCCTCGATGCCCATCCCGAAGACACTCCCCGTCGCCGCGTTCGTCAGCACTCCAGGCGGGCGCAAGGCATACGCCGACGTGGGGCTCCAGGCCCAGCAGGTCACCGCCGAGGAGATCGCGGTCGTGCTGGCCATCCCCGACGTGTGGCTGGAGGACAGCACCGTCAACCTGTGGAACTGGGTGCGGCCCAAGGCCGCCGAGGCGATCGGCGTGGCGCTCGACGCCGCCGTCATGTTCGGCGTCGGCGCGCCCGCCAGCTACCCGCCCGGCGGGATCACCGCCCCCGCGTTCTGCACCGTGACCGCCCCCGCCACGGGCGACGACGCCGCCGCCAAGGTCAACCTGGCCATGAGCACCGTCGAGCAGCAGGGCGTGGCCGTGACCGGCACCGCCGCCGACCTCGTGGTCAAGGGCGCGCTGCGCGGCGTCCGTGACCTCAACGGCGCGCTGCTCATGGGCTTCGAGCAGATCAACCAGAGCCAGATCAACACCCTCTACGGCGAGCCGGTCACGTATACCTCGTTCACCACGCTCAGCCCGAACCTGATCACGGGCGGCTGGCAGAACCTCGTGCTCGGCGTGCGCCAGGACATCTCGTTCGAGGTCAACCCGGCCGGCGTGATCGCGGACGCCACCGGCAAGGTGCTGGTGTCCGGCTTCCAGGACAACACCACGCCGATGAAGATTTGGTGTCGCTTCGGCTGCACGTGCGTCAACCCGGTCACGATCCGCAACCCGGCCGGCGCCAAGCCGTTCGCCAGCTCGGTCCTGCTCGCGCCCGCGACGGCTGCGGCCGAGGGCGAGAAGACCGACAAGACCCCCGCCAAGGCGGGCTCGGCCCGGTGACCTCCCCGCCGCCGGTCGCGGTGATCCTCGCATCCGGCTACTGGGTGACCCAGGCCGGCGATGCGAGCACCGCGCCCGGCGACGGCACGTACCAGGCCGACAACTGGGCGGCCCCGGCGCTGCTGGCGGTCAGCTACACCGACGCCGACGGCTACGACCGGGGCGCGGGGCTGCTCGCAATCGCCCCCGGCGACCCGCTGGTCGAGCAGGGCGCGGCCGACTCGCAGGACTTCCAGCAGTGGACGGTGACCTCCGTCACCGACCAGGGCACATGGGTCCAGCTCGGCGTCCAGGTCGCGCTGTCGGGCTCGGCGTTCACCGCGCCGGGCGTGGGCGAGCGGTGGCTGCTCCAGGCGCTCCAGCCGCAGCCCAGCGCGCCGCCCTGGCAGCTCTGGGCCCCGCCGCTCGACCCGCCGACAGCCGGGGGGCTGCCCGTCGCGGTGGCCGAGGGCATCGCTACCGCCTACTGGGGCCAGAGCCCGCACCTGGCGGCGGCGCTGATGTGGGAGGCATACGCGGGGATGCTGCCGCCGACCCCGGCGGTCTCCTCGGTCTCGACCGGAGCGCAGTCTGTCGCCTACTCCCCGGCCGCGCCGACCGGGGCCTACGGGCTCGCGGTCGCCCGCGCTGCCTGGCACCGCTCGTTTATCGCGGACGAGCTGGTCGTGGCGCCGCTGTGCAAGGCCCCGCCCTACTACTACGACCTGGCCGGGTACGTGCCGTGGTGGGTCGTTAACGACCCGGAGGCCGTGCCATGACGACCCCGGCGCTGCTGCTGCTCGCTCCCGACGACGTGACGCTGTACCCGCCGGGCGCGGCCGATGAGCGCGGCTGGGTGCAGCCCGGCACGGTGCCGGCGTGGACCGGGACCGGCAACCTTCAGCTTGCCCCCGGCGTCTCGGACCCGCGAGCCGAGACCGGCGGCGGCTTCGGGCCGTTCAACCCGGCGCGGGTGGAGGGCGGCGTGCTGTACCTGCCGCCGGAAGCGAACCCGGTGGACGGGATGACCGCGGAGTGCCGCAGCCAGCGGTGGGGCCTGTCCCAGACCCGCCTCGTCCTCGACCCGACCGGCGGGGCGCTGACGTGCTGGGCGGCGACCGCGACCCGCGACGACGTGCTGGGTTACGGCGATGGCTAGCACCGCGACCTTCAGGGTGATCAACCCCCTGGCGCCGAGGGAGGCCGTCGATCCCAACATCGCGGAGCGGGCCGAGCTGCTGCGCTCTGACACCGCGAGCATGACCCCGGTGAACACCGGGCGGCTGGCCGCCTCGTGGCGGGTCAACAAGGACGGCCTCGCCGCGTACGGGGTGAGCACCGACGTTGAGTATGCGCGGTTCGTGGAGTACGGCACCCGCTACATGCACGGCGCGGCGATGCTCGGCCGGGCGGTCGCCAGGACCACGGGCGGCCCCGGATGACGACGCCGCTGCCCCCCGACCCGGCGCTGGCATACGCGCGCCCGGACGTGGAGCTGCTGGCGTGGCAGACCGTCTCGCCGCTGGGCGGCACCCAGTCGTGGTCCTACACGGCCACCGAGGGCGACCCGCCCGGCTGGCTCTGCACCGTTCACGTGCAAGTTGACTGCCGCGCCAAGACGCGGGGCGCGGCGTCGGCCAATGCCGACGCGGCACGGCAGGCCCTATGCGCGCTGCCCTGGCAGGACTGGCCAGGCGGCGTGGTCGCAA